GGGACAGATAGTTCCACTCGAAAGAGTGGAATCCCGGGGCAGCCTCTAGAGAGTATCTCTCTAGGGACGATTAATGGCCTCCCCAGGCCATTACCAGTCTCTAGAGAGATTCTCTAGATATGGTGACCTGGGGCCTGCTCAGAAGCGATTACGATGGTCAGTAGTTAACTGAGTCGCATACCCTCTTAATCTCGTAAGTTAATGGTAAGCAAGCTATACCCCTCGGATCAGATAGCGAGTAATCTATCGACCACTTAGAATTTAAATATGAAAACATTCAACAAATATAATATATTATTGAAAATCTTCATATCAATCCTGTCGTGGACAATTAAAGTCTACTTCCCGAACATTCGAGAAGAGGCTCAAATCACTGTTTCAAGATCTTTCCGAATCATGGAGAATATCCTGATTAAGAAAGGTCCAGACGCTCTGATCGAGTTTATCTCCTTGAGAAGAACCAACTTACTTCAGTATTTAGCTGGAGATAAGTCGGCCTTTATCTCATATCTGTTCTCATCGTCATTGCGACGAAGGATCAGACAAGGGGACAAAGACGCTTACCGGTTTGCTCTAACACTGTTAACAGTGACTAGGGCATTCCGGAGAGCAGGTTCTCCTAACCTTGAATCGATTATATCACCGTCGACTTCCAACCCGGGAGTCGAAGATGATATGATTCAATGGTTAAAGGAAAATAAACTCGGGGTAAGACCATGGACTTATGAGAGTAGTCGGGAATACGCGCATTTCAGTATGAAGGCTGGACCATCTGGTCCCAGTCTTCTAACTGCTGTTGCCGATTCTCGATCATTACCCGAGTCCCTTCTTAACTCCATTAAAGTACTTGCGGGTCCGTCTCTGTATAACAAAATAATGTCATACCGGGATGGAACCTCAGCCCCACAATTTTGGGACTGGGCAAGTCTTCAAGGAGTCAAGGAGAGAAGAAGGGGTTGGATCCGAGCGATATCGGTACGAAGTGACCGTGAATTCAAGCTTAGACCCTTTGCAATACTTGACTTTTGGAGTCAAGAAGCCTTGGAGCCCGTACATTCGTACGCGTTCCGATGGCTGCAAGGATTTAAAACTGATTTCACGTTCAATCAGTTGAAAGGGAAGGAATATATTTCTTCCTTAACTCCTGATTCTAAGTACCATTCGCTAGATCTAACCTCCGCTACGGATAGGTTTCCAATGTCCCTTCAAACTAAGCTTCTATCCCTATTTATAGGTGATGAGAAAGCTCAAGCATGGAAGGACATAATGGTTGGTTACCCATTTAATCTTATTTCAGATAAATCTGAGGTAAGATATATGAGTGGCCAACCAATGGGAGCCTACTCGTCTTGGGCTATCTTTACAATCACTCACCACTATGTGGTTAGGTACGCAGCAGGGGATATAAGATATTCCCGGTATGCAATCCTAGGAGACGATATCGTCATTTGTGACGATAAAGTCGCCGAGCGGTATAAAGAGATAATGAAAGATCTCGGGGTATCAATCAATTTAAAGAAAACATTAGTGTCAAGTGACACTTTTGAATTCGCTAAGCGATTGATCCACCGTGGAATAGAATACTCCCCGTTTCCGATCAATGCTTTAGTGTCTGTGTACAAAGTACCAACTTTGTTAGCACTTACGCTAAGACATGAAGCGGAATCGAGGGGATTCTACCCAGCTTTGGGATATACTAAGGCTATGGGAGAATCGTTTTATAATCGATTCTTCCGTAAGCTTGGTAAAATCCGATCCCTTATCCGTCACTGGCAATTGGCAGTAGTATTCCCTGTGAAAGGGGTACTATTTAGCCAAGAGTCTGATGTCCGGGAGTGTTTCATTTTAATGAAAACACACCCTCGATGCACCGAATCTGATCAGTCTTTACAAGAAAGACTGATCAGATTAGTTGCATCGACATATGCAGATATGATAAGTGAGAGTTTCCGAAAGGCAACTCAATCTTTCAATAACTGGTATATGGGAGATCAGTTCTCCTTGCCAGGTTGGGATGGGGACCGCCCGAAGAAGAATATCTTGTACTCTCTACCTATCATTGAGGCCAACCAAGAACAAACCGATTCTTCTTATAATAGCTTCATTCGCGTAGCGAGCGGAGCTATATCAGAAGATATCGATGAAGTCAAGGAGACCATGATGAAACGTCTATCCGGTGGATTATCCGATCCGGCGGCGCTTGTAGATGGTTCAAGATCGAGGACTCTAATAGGAGTGTTCGGTCGAATCATCCAGGCTACGAAGGATCAAGTGATCCTATCAGAAGCTGAACGAAACCGTGAACTAGCCTCATCGGAAATGTCCGATATGTGGATGTTCACACACCCAGAAGAGG